ATGATGAAACTTTCCAATTCGAAACCTATGTTAAAAATGTAGATGCATTCGAAGGAGAAGGTGATTTCCTTTCTAAGTTCGGTTTACAAATACGCGATCAAATGACATTGACCGTAGCGAATCGTACATTTGAAAAGCATGTTACACGAGAAGTTACTGATATCATTCGTCCTCGAGAAGGTGATATTATTTACTTCCCACTAAGTGAAAAGATGTATGAAATCAAGTTTGTAGAGCATGAAAGCTTATTCTATCAAAGCGGTGCATTACAGGTTTACGACATGCAATGTGAACTTGTAGAATACAGTGGTCAACGTTTTGAAACAGGTCGAGATGCAATTGATAATTACTTCGATCCTATCGATACTACACCTACAACTACTCTTGCTGACTTGGCGAATACTGAACCTAATATATTCGGTGAAACGGAAAATGCAGATGTACTTGCTCGTAACTACGTATTTGAACAAGAAGCAGATGCTATTCTCGATTTCTCTGAGGTAGATCCATTTAGCGAAAACATAACAATAAGTGATGACTGATGGCATTAGCAAATTACTTTTATAATCAAACAACTCGAAAGTATGTAGCCTTATTCGGCACGTACTTTAATCAGTTGACTGTTGAAAGGATTGACAACAATCAAGTCCTTCAGCAGCGTATGATTGTACCTATTTCCTATGCTCCTTATCAAAAGATTTTAGCAAGACTCGATCAAGCACCTGATTTAAATAAAACAAAATCAGCAATACAATTACCGCGCATGTCTTTTGAAATGACTAGCATGTCGTATGATGCAGAACGAAAGATTGCTCCCACCACTAAGATACGTAAAAGCGTAGTCGATGATGCAACCGGCGGTCGTAAATTTACATATGCTGGTTCACCATACAACCTCGAATTTTCGTTGTATATAATGTCTAAATATCAAGAAGATGCTACTAAGCTTCTTGAACAAATTATACCTTTCTTCAATCCAGATTTTACGAGTACTGTTCGTCTTATTGAAGGTGTAGATCCTATAGATATTCCTTTGATACTCACAGGAGTAACAACTGAAGATATATACGAAGCAGGATTTGAAGAAAGACGAAGTATTTTATATACACTGAACTTCACGATGAAAGGATGGTTCTTTGGACCAGAACGTGAGAAAAAGATTATCAAGTTTATCGATGTACGATATGCTACAGATACACCGATCGACACACCATTTGAAGAATTCTATACACTTCAACCTGGTATGACAGCGAATAACGAACCAACAACTGATCAAGAACTAAGTATAGATTATAGTTTGATTGATTTTGATGACAATTGGGCTTATGCCGAGGAGATTGCTAATACAGCACCTTCTGATTAATAAAGGATGAATATATTATGTTAAAAAATAGAAAGAAAGCGTTAACACAAGTGATGAACACTGATGGTATAGTTCTTGAAATGGCCTCAACGTTTTATCAAGAGTTTTTCCGAACTCGAGATTACGAAAGACACTATCAAGTACAGCCCGGCGATATCGTGGTAGATATTGGTGCATGTATTGGAATGATGTCGGCTGGAGCATTAGACAGAGGTGCTTCTAAAGTATACATGATCGAAGGTAATCGTAAGCTTCTACGAACTGCTATTGATAATGTTGCAGAACATATCATGAATGAGCCCACAACTAAAGTGTATCCTATTAATTGTATTATGGGTGCTGCTAACGAAGGTGCTACTGGTGCCGGTGGTGTATTTACTACTCACGAAGATGATGTAGGATTTGATGAAATAGATCGAATGTCATTCCGCGAGTTTATACGTGATTATAGTATTGATCGTATTGATTATCTCAAAATAGATATCGAAGGAAACGAATACGATATTTTGAATGAAGAGAACTTAGAGTTCATAGATAAAAATGTTAAGCACATGGCGATTGAAATACACACTCAAGCAGGTGACAATACTCTAGAACGCTTTTTCCATTTTCGTGATACGTTTCTCAAGCATTTCAAAGATTCTCCTCGCCATACGTTACGTGGTGCAGGTGATGGGTACTTTATTAATAACACGATGTGGGATAATGCGACTGTTCGTAGCCTAGATTTACATTCATCGTACTTTATGCTATACATTACGAGAGAATAATTATGAGTGGAGACAAGATATTAGAAAGCATGGGACTAGCACCGATCGAGAAAGATCAGGAGCTAAAGCCTGTAGAAGATATTACTGAGCAGCTTCCGGTTGTACAAGAAAGTAATCTTCCTGTTACGAGCGTAGCAAGTGAAAGAGCCGCAGAAGAAAATCTTAAAGACATAGAGCTTGCTAAACGTAATATCGAAAACATTATTAATCTTGGTGATGACTCTGTAAAAGAAATGGTCGAGATTGCAAAGCAGTCAGAATCACCTCGAGCTTTTGAAGTTGTCTCCACTCTCATGAAAACTTTACTAGACGCTAACAAAGATTATGTTGAGATGTCTACTAAAAAGCGCTATGCTAAAGAAGAAAAGCAAGCAGAAACCCAAGTTACAAATAATAATCTTATTGTATCAACGGCCGATTTACTTAAGATGATAAAGGGTGAAGATGACTAGTGGCTATCTTGGTAATACTAATCTAAAGCGTATCGGTGAACAAATTGAATTTACTCCTGATAACCTAAAGGAGTACATGAAATGTATGAAAGATCCGGTCTACTTTGCTGAGACCTACATTAAGATTGTACACGTTGATAGAGGATTCGTTCCTCTTGACATGTATGATTATCAAAAAGAAATTACAGAAAAGATTACAAACAATCGTCGAGTAGCAGTATTAACAGCTCGACAGGCCGGTAAGACAACTACGGCCGTTGCTGTAATTCTACATTATATCTTATTCAATGAGTACAAAACAACTGCGATTCTCGCTAACAAAGGAGATGCTGCAAAAGAAGTACTTGATCGAGTTAAGATTGCATATGAAGCATTACCTAAATGGATGCAGCAAGGTGTTGAAGAGTGGAACAAGTATAGTATTGTTCTTGAGAATGGTTGCAAGATTTATGCAGGTACTACTTCTTCATCTGCTATTCGAGGTAAGTCAATATCATTCTTGTATCTTGATGAGGTTGCGTTTATTGAGGGATACGATGAGTTCTTCGCTTCTGTATATCCTACAATCTCATCCGGTGAGAGTACAAAACTATTAATGACTTCCACACCAAATGGTCTGAATCACTTTTGGAAAACATGCAAAGGTGCTGAAGAAGGAACGAATGGTTACGAGTTTGTTAAGGTCATGTGGAATGATGTACCTGGCCGAGATGAGAAATGGAGACAAGAAACTCTTGCCGCACTTGATTTTGACGAACAAAAGTTTGCTCAGGAATACTGTGGAGAATTCTTAGGAAGTTCTGGTACACTTATTGATGGAAGTAAGCTCAAACAACTTGCGTATTCGCGACCTTTAGCAGATTCAGAAGGTGTAACACAATATGCGAAACCAGAACCTGATCGTGTATATGTAATGACTGTTGATGTATCTCGAGGCAAAGGACTTGACTACTCAACATTTAGCATTATTGATGTCACGAATATGCCTTATAGTCAAGTGTGTGTTTTCCGTGACAATATGGTGGGCCCAGTTGATTTTGCGTCTGTTATATATAGATTAGGATTAATGTATAACGAAGCGTCTGTTTTAATTGAAATTAACGATATTGGTGAACAAGTTGCAGATGTTCTTTATATGGATTATGGCTATGAAAATCTTCTTTACACTGAAAATGCCGGGAGAAACGGAAAAAGAATCTCCAGTGGCTTTGGTAAAAAAGTAGACAATGGGATACGAACAACAAAGAGTGTTAAAAGCATCGGTTGTTCAATATTAAAAATGTTGGTCGAACAGAATCAACTTATAGTACAAGACTATAACACAATACAAGAGTTATCTCGTTTTTCGAAAAAGGGATCTTCATACGAGGCCGAATCTGGCGCTCATGATGATTTAGTAATGAACTTAGTAATCTTTTCTTGGCTAACTGATCAAGAGTTTTTTAAAGAGGTTACAGACATAAATACTATGATGAAACTGAGAGAAAAAACCGAAGAGCAAATCGAACAAGATTTACTACCTTTCGGTTTCATCGATGTTGGTGATATTGATGATGGTGACGAACAACTACTAGCCCGAGAAGCATGGAAAATATAAATCCTTAGTTTTTATAAATAGAAAATAGTGATAACTAAATTAAAACTAGGTCTAATTAGATAATATTTAAAGGAGAATAATATGGCTTTTTCCGTAAGTCCTTCCGTAATCGTTCGAGAAGTGGACGCGTCAACCACGGTACCGGCCATCGCAACAGCCCCTGCAGCGATCGCAGGCGTTTTTAGATGGGGTCCTGTTGGAGAAGCTGTTCTGGTTTCTTCAGAAAGCGAACTAGCTGGTAGATTCGGTGAACCAAACAACGACAACTACGAAACATTTTTTACCGCATCCGATTACCTTTCATATGCGAATGCTTTATTTGTTGCTCGTCTAGATAATGGATCCACTAGAGCAGAAGCACCGACAGAGGAAATACTGTTAACTGCAGATACTGCTTATCTGACTGCAAACTCATCTAACGGTGTTGTTGAAGGCGTAACCCCAGGCACTGAAGGTACACTTGATGTTGCAAACTCTACACTCGGTGTATTCGAAGGTCTCTATCCTGGCGCATTGGGTAACGCACTCGATGTTCAATATGTAGATTCCACTGCTTTCGCAGCAGACTTACTTGATGTAGGTGGTATTCCTGCAACATTCATTGCTGGTGATGCAGAAGAGCTTGAAATCGAAAATGCAATTGAGTTTGCATCTTCATCGTTTAGATTCCAAATTCCAGCGTTTGTTGGTGGTGAGACTAATGACGCACTCGATCCTCTGGTAGCAGGTGACTTGCTTACCGTCGGTAATGACAGTGTAGGATTCCAAGAAATTCCAGTTGTTTCGATTAGTCATACAGTTCAATCAACTAACGGAACAGTATTGGAAGGTGACTCTGCAGCAAACAGTTCTATCGCGGTAGCTCGTGAATACTCAGTCAGTCTAGGTTCTCAATTTACACTTACTTCAGGCGCTCTGGATGAGATGAAGCTTGGAAGGAAGTATAAAAATGCTGGAATGTTTGGTACGACACCTCAAGCCGGTAACTATCACGTAGCAGTTATTGATAGAACAGGTGAAGTTTCAGGTGAAGTCGGTGGTGTGATCGAAATGTATACCGATCTTTCGACATCGGCATCTAGCACACGTGCAGATGGTTCAACAAACTATATTGTAAATGTAATTGAAAACGAATCCGGTTGGGTACGAGTTGCTGATACAAGGAATCTTACAACTAACGGTGTAGGTCAGAATAATACTGAAGTTCTAGCAGGTGGTGCTGATGGTACTACTGAAGGTGCAACAACCCTTCAAGCAGTTGCAGAAGGTTACGATATCTTTGCAAATGCAAACGAGATTGACGTATCATTTATCCTGCAAGGTAAGGGTGATGCTGGAGCTACACGGGCTAACTACATAATTAGTAATGTAGTCGATAAGCGAAAAGATGCTATACTATTCGTATCTCCATCTTATGAAGCTTCAGTAGCAGAAAACAGAACAAACGGTAAGTTGAACAAGACTATCGGTTACCGTAATGCTCTACAAAACAGTTCTTACTGGTTCATGGATAGTGGATACAAGTATCGATATGACAAGTACAATGATGTTTACCGCTGGACACCACTCAATGGTGACATGGCAGGTCTAGCATCACGAGTACAACCTTTTGAGTCACCAGCAGGTTTCCGTAAAGGTGTTATTAAGAATGTTGTTAAGCTCGCGTTTAATCCTAATAAAGCACAACGTGATCAGCTTTACAGCAGTGACATTAACCCAGTAATGAGTCAAGTGGGACAAGGTATTGTTCTCTTTGGTGATAAAACTGGTCTCGGCTTACAGAGTGCATTCGATCGACTTAACGTTCGACGCTTATTCATCTCTGTTGAAAAAGCAATTGCTAATGCTGCTCAATCATTCTTGTTCGAACTCAACGATGAATTTTCTCAAACTCAATTTAAGAATATTGTAGAACCTTTCTTAAGAGAAATCCAAGGACGTAGAGGAATCATTGACTTCCGTGTTATTTCGGACTCTACGGTTAATACTCCTGCGGTAGTTGATCAAGGTAAATTTAAGGCTAACATCTTTATCAAGCCTGCTCGGTCAATTAACGTGATTGAATTGACGTTTGTTGCAACTAGAACAGGCATCGAGTTTGAAGAAATTGTTGGTTCAATTTCATAATAAATAAAATTAAAAGGAGAACAAGAGAATGGCATTTAATATTAACGAGTTCAAATCCCAGTTAACTGGTGGTGGCGCTCGTCCAACTCTCTTCCAGGTTCAAATTCTAAATCCTGTTGATCCAGCTGCTGACTTTAAAGTACCTTTCATGGCTAAAGCGGCTGGTATCCCAGCATCGAATCTGGGTTCTTTCACTGCACCTTATTTTGGCCGACAAGTTAAGTACGCAGGTGATCGAACATTTGAAGATTGGACAGTAACAATCATCAACGACGAAGACTTTTTGGTTCGTAACGCTATGGAAGCTTGGAGTAATGCAATCAATAGTCATGATGGCAATACACGAGCTCTTCCTAATGATTACAAATCAAATGGTATCATTACACAATACAGTAAAGACGGAGATCCTATTCGTACATATGTATTCGAAGGTATGTATCCTGTTACTATTAGCGAAATTGCTATGGGTTGGGACACCGTCGATACAATTGAAGAATTTCAGGTAACTTTCCAATATGACTTCTGGAGAGTCGAGGGAAGTACTGGCGTTCCAACTACATAATTTTTGAAGGATTTTAAATAATGAAGATCTTTGGTTTTGAGGTCAAGAGGCCAGAAGACGAAGAACAGGCAACCCCTGTATCGTTCGCTGCGCCTCAGAATGATGACGGCGCGATTACCGTTAGTGGTAACGCGCTTGGTGGTTTCTATAATACGATACTAGATATGGAAGGCTCAGCTAAGTCTGAGTCTGAACTAATTACTAAGTATCGAGCTATGGCTCAACAACCGGAAATAACACAAGCAATTGATGATATTGTAAACGAAGCGATTAGTATTGATACAGATGATTCAGTAGTTGAGATCTCCTTGGGAGAAACTGATCTACCTGATAAAGTAAAAGAATCAATCACAGAAGAGTTTAGTAATATATTAGGTTTGTTTGACTTTTCTAATAATGCTTATGATATGTTTCATAAGTTTTATGTTGACGGAAGACTAAATTATCATATCATTATTGATGACGAAAACCTTAAGAAAGGTGTCATTGAATTAAGATATGTAGATCCTCGGAAGCTAAAATTAATCCGAGAAGTTGATAACAAAGGAAAGGATAAGTGGTCAGGCGCTCCTACTAAGAAAATCAAAAATGAATATTACATGTATTCAGATACTGGTTTCTCAGGTGCAACAACTACTTCAGGCTCAGCAAGTGGATTTAAGATATCTAAGGATAGTGTAGCTCGAGTAACATCAGGCTTAATGAATGAAAACAATAGCTTAGTATTATCCCACATCCATCCTGCAATTAAGCCTCTTAACCAACTACGTATGTTGGAAGATGCTACAGTTATCTACACTTTGACAAGGGCTCCAGAGCGTCGAATATTCTATATCGATGTTGGTAACTTGCCAAAGAATAAGGCAGAGCAATATCTACGTGATATGATGACTCGCCATAAGAATAAGTTACAGTACAATGCATCAACTGGTGAGATTAGCGATTCTCGTAAGATGATGACAATGACTGAAGATTTCTGGTTCCCACGTCGTGGTGGTGAACGTAGTACAGAAGTTGATACTCTTGCCGGTGGTAGTGCACAGGGCTTGAGCACAGACGAAAATTTACAGTACTTTCAACGCAAACTTTATAAAGCGTTGAAGGTACCTATTGGTCGTTTAGAGCCAGAGACAATGGCTACCTTTGGTAGAGTGTCTGAAATTACTCGAGACGAACTTAAGTTTGCTAAGTTTATTACAAGGGTACGATCACGTTTCTCTTGGTTATTTAATATTGTATTAGAGAAACAGCTGATCTTAAAAGGGATCCTAACTCCAGAAGAGTTTGAAAATATTCGTAACGATATTCGATATGATTTCATTCAGGATAATTACTTTACTGAATTAAAAGAAGCTGAAATCTTACGAGAGCGTTTAAATACTTTGAGAGAGCTTGAAGATCAGGTTGGTGTATATTATTCAAGACAATGGGTTGTACAGAACGTCTTGAAAATGAACGAAGAAGAGTATAAGGAAGTACAGGATCAGATCGCCTCAGAGAAAGAAGAAGGTGGCGATGAAGACGATGATGTCGACTTTAGCTAAAATACACAAAAAATTTATTATATAAATAATGAATAGTAATTAAAAAAATTAAATAGGACTTAACAATGAAAAAACTTAAAGACATTCTTTCGGAGGTTGCTCAACCAAAGTCTGCGGAAGAAAAGAGATTCAAAGATCAACATACGATCGAATTGATTAAGCATCCTGTTGCACTCGATTCTCAATTTACCGGTGAGATTGAAGGTCTTGAAAGTAAAGCTCGACCTGCCGATCAAACTGACGGAAAAGATGCTGATGCATATGACCAGGCTTATGCTGTTAAAGACAAGCCATTCAAAATGCCTAGGAATATCGATGAGAGCCGGATGCGTTTTTCTGATTTACTAGAGCGAGTTATGGTCAACGAGTCAGATATGGAAATGATATCTGAAGATCCTTCTCGTGAAGTTCCTATGATGCAACGTCAACTTGAGTTTATCTGTTATGCTGCTGAAGAGATTCAACAGTATCTTTCTCAAGAAGGTATTGATCCAGAAGAATGGTATCAAAACAAATTAGCAAACGCTTTTTCATATATGAAATCACTGCATGCTTATGCAGAAGGCGAGAAGCGAGTTAACACGGTTGCTGCAGCTTATCAATACGAAGAGACAGAACAAGATAATACTCTTGAAGAAGCAAACTTTAAGCCAGGTAACATGAAACTTAAAGATGGTTCTTCTGTTAAACTCTCGATGGACGACGCTAAAGCAATTGCAGCAGTTATGAAAACTTTGAATCCTAAAAATCGTAAGGAAATGGAAGAGCGGTTAATGAAGGATAAGAAAGGATTTCAGGAAATTGTAGCTTTTGCTAAAACGGTAGGTTAAGAGGATACAAACATGGCACAACTAATTACTGAAATTAACGAAACTTGCGAAGTTATTACTGAAGCAAAAGCTGACGGTAAAGGTAAAAACTACTTTATCGAAGGTATCTTTATGCAAGGTGATGTTAAGAATCGCAATGGACGTATTTACCCAGCAGATACTCTTGAAAACGAAATGAATCGTTATCAGAAAGAATTCATTGATCCAAAGCGAGCTTTAGGCGAGCTTGGTCATCCTGACGGTCCTACTATTAATGGAGATCGAGTATCTCACCTTATCACTAGCATGAATCGCGAAGGCGCTGATTTCTATGGCAAGGCTAAGATCCTATCTACTCCAATGGGAGAGATTGTTAAGTCTTTATTGGATGAAGGTGTTAAGATTGGCGTATCAACTCGTGGACTTGGTTCCGTTAAAGAGAAAAATGGAGTCATGGAAGTTCAAAAGGATTTCCACTTGTCGACTGTTGACATTGTAACTGATCCATCAGCACCCAATGCATTTGTTAATGGCATCATGGAGAACAGAGAATATTATTACGACATTGCTTCTAATTCATGGAGACCACAACAGGTTGAAGAAATTATTGAGCAGGTTGTTCAAGAGGTTGAGAAAACGGTCAATCGTGTAGTAAGAACTATTGACGAAGAAACGGCAGCTAGGATGTTCCAATCGTTCGTTCGATCATTGAGAAGCTAAAGTTTATAAATAAATTACAAACAAAAGATTTGTATTACTAATTAAATCTAAAGGAGAATAATTATGTTAGAAGAAGGTAAAGACTTCGTAGCAGATGACGGCGTTTCTAGCGTACCCAGTCCAGTTACACCCGCCGGTGGAGAAGACAAGAAGAAAAAGGGTAAGCCTGAAGATAAGATCGACACTAAAGCTGACGAAAAGACACCTGGTCAAGGAGTTAAAGCTGAAGAAGTAGAGACTGAAGAAGAAGTAGTTGTTGAGTCATCTATTGCTTCAATCTTTGAAGGTGAAGAATTGTCAGAAGACTTCCGTAACAAAATGACTGTTGTATTTGAAGCAGCCGTTAACGAGGAAGTAGCTACTAAAACACAGGGCCTCCAAGAGGAACTCGAAGCTCAACTCGAAGCTCAACTTTCAGAAGCAGTTGAATCTAAAATGTCTTCTGTTGTTGAGAATGTAGACAAGTATCTTGACTACGTAATTGGTGAGTGGATGGTAGAGAACAAGATCGCAATTGAGTCTGGCATCAAAGTAGAAATGGCAGAATCTCTAATGTCTGGTCTTAAGGATCTATTCCAAGAGCACAACGTTGAAGTTAACGAAGAAACTTTTGACGTAGTTGCTAGCCTTGAGAGTCAAGTAACTGATCTCGAAGATAAGGGCAATGCAGTTGTAAACGAAAACATTGAGCTACAACGTACTATTTCTGCTATGAAGGCAGAGCGAGTATTTGAAGGAATGACTGAAGGCCTTTCTGAAAATCAGATTGAGCGTTTCAAAGTACTTTCTGAAAAGCTTGATGTAGAAGATCTCGAAGATTACACATCCAATCTCGTGGTCATTAAAGAATCTTTCTTTAGCGAAGGCAAAATCGCCGCTCCTAAAGTAGAGGATGTCGAAGAAGACGAAATTATTCTAGAGGAACAGGAAGTCACTAAACCAGCTTCTGATTACTCCTCTATTAATGCTCTGGTTGAAGCACTCAACACTAGAAAGTAAAAGAATAATTAACAAATTTGGTTTTTTATAAATAAATTTTACGTTCAATTTACAAACAGGAGATAGAAACATGGAAAACTATCAAGCGCTTGTGGAAAAGTGGGGGCCAATTCTAGAGCACGAATCTTTTTCACCTATTAGCGATCAACACAAGCGATCGGTTACTGCAACCATCCTTGAAAACACAGAAAATGCACTTCGTCAAGAAGGTGACCTTTCTGCAAACATGACCAGCCTTCTTTCAGAAGCTGCTCCAACTAACGCTGCTGGCGCAGACGGTTTCAGTAGCGGTGCTACTGCTACAGGTCCTGTTGCTGGATACGATCCTGTACTGATTTCATTAGTACGTCGTGCAGTACCTAACCTGATCGCATACGACATCTGTGGTGTCCAGCCAATGACTGGTCCTACTGGATTGATCTTCGCAATGCGTTCACACTACGCTACTCAAGGTGGTGACGAGGCATTCTACAACGAAGCTGCTACTGGATTCTCTGGTACTGGTTCTTCTGTTGGTGCAACTGGTGATGCTAACACTAACACTGGTGTCTTCGATACTGGTCGTGGTATGGCTACTAACACTGGTGAAGCTCTTGGTGATGGTGTTGGCGCTGGCTACGCAGAAATGGCGTTCTCAATCGAGAAAGTTACTGTTGCCGCTAAGACACGAGCTCTGAAGGCTGAGTACACCACTGAGCTTGCTCAAGACCTCCGCGCTGTTCACGGCCTGGATGCTGAGACTGAGCTTGCGAATATCCTTCAAACTGAGATCCTTACGGAAATCAACCGTGAAGTTATTCGTACTATTTACCAAACTGCTGAAGCTGGTGCCGCTGGTACTGCTACTCCTGGGATCTTCGATCTCGATGTAGACGCTAACGGTCGTTGGTCTGTAGAGAAGTTCAAGGGTCTTATGTTCCAGATCGAGCAAGAAGCTAACGCAATTGCTAAGGGAACTCGTCGTGGTAAGGGTAACATCGTTATTTGTTCTTCAGACGTAGCTTCTGCATTGCAAATGGCTGGTGTTCTTGACTACGCTCCTGCTCTCAACGGAAACTCTTTGGAAGTTGATGATTCAGGTAACACTTTCGCTGGTGTACTTAACGGTCGCTACCGTGTATATGTTGATCCATTCGCTGGAACAAACTACATGGTTGTTGGCTACAAGGGCTCTTCTGCCTTTGACGCTGGTCTTTTCTACTGCCCATACGTACCGCTCCAAATGGTCCGTGCAGTTGGTGAGAACAGCTTCCAGCCAAAAATTGGTTTCAAGACTCGCTACGGAATGGTTGCAAACCCATTTGCCGAAGGTGATCACGATAGCCAAGGTTCTGGTGCACTCACTGCGAATGCTAACAAGTACTACCGTCGAGTACGAGTATCTAACTTGTTCTAAGCAAGCAAATAAAAATAAGAGTGGCGGTTTTAGCCACCAACGTTTTGGGGAACCTTTCGGGGTTCCCTTTTTTTATGCGTGAAACGTAATAAAACCTTAATTAAAATTTATTCAAACCTTAATAGAAAAACCACTTCTTTGCTGATAGATAAATTAGCGTA